GCCGCAATCCCGGCTTTTTTGTGCTCGCGATTTACTCTTCCCACTCCAGCACCTGATCAGCCGAGGGCTGACGCAGGCCGAGCTGGGCCAGGGCGCGCAGGTGCTCGACGTACTCCGGGTCAAAGCACTGCACGCCCTCCGGCACGACTTTCAGGCCAAGGTGCGCCAGCATTTCCGCCGTCTTGGCCAGGTGGCCTTCCGACTTCTGCCGGCTTATCAGGCTTTCACTCACGCCCATCTTCTCGGCCAGGTGCGCCTGACCGAAGCTGTGAAGTGCCTTCAAGATGACCGACAAGTTCTTTCGTGCGTGGTCAGGCTTATTCATCTGCAATGGCCTCAAGCGGCTTTGATCGTGCCGCGCAGAGCCGGGCACAGGTCGATGGCCTTGAACAGGCCGCCTGTTTCGTTCTCTGCGCGAATTGCTGTTACTGCGCTCATACCGTGGCGACCGGACACCCAGCCCGATACGGTTCCCTGCTTCACGCCGAGGGATTCGGCGGTTTTCACTTGGCAGCCGAAGTGGCGGACAAGGCGGTCATAGATGTTCATATCGAGCACCCTTATAGGATTCCCTATAAATCTACACATAGGGAAACCTGTTTGCAAGGATATAGGCGCGCCTATATAAAAGGCCCATGAACTACAGCACTCGCATCAAGGCAGCCAGGAAACATGCCGGCCTCACTCAGGCCGAACTTGCCTCGCGCGCCGGGGTCACTCAGACGTCAATCTCTGATCTGGAGCGCGGCAAGTCTGCCTCCAGCTCTTTCACCGCCACCATGGCCAAAGTCTGCAGGGTTAGCGCGCTATGGCTCGAAACTGGCGAAGGCCAGATGGTGCCGGACATGCGCAACCCGGACGGCTCGCTGAATCTCGACAAGCCATGGGACGACCTGGGCAGCAGCCACCTAAACGTGGCGCCCGCCCAGGAATCGCACAGAAAGGACAAGGAGTACCCATTGATCAGTTGGGTAGCGGCAGGATGCTGGCAAGAGGCATGTGACAACTTCCACCCAGGCGATGCCGAGCAGTGGATAGCCTCGGATGCCAATGCAGGCCCGCATGGCTACTGGCTAACCGTGAAAGGCCCGTCCATGCAGCCCACGTTTATGGAAGGCTCGCGCATCCTGGTAAAGCCGGAGGGTTTCGACCTGGTAAGCGGCAAGTTTTACATCGCCAAGCTGATGGATACCGGCGAAACCACCTTCAAGCAGTACATCCGCGACGGCGGCATAGGTTTTCTGCAGCCGCTCAACAGCGCCTTCCCCATCATGCAGATCACCGACAACGTGCAAATCATCGGCCAGGTAGTGGATGGCCGGCTGCCGCCTATCTTTTGACAGGCATCGGGATCTCGGGCATTCCCAAACGAGGATGTTAGCCATGCGCACCCCGCGCCCCGCCAGCATTGAACTGGAGCATACCCAGCTTTTTATCCGGCAGGTCGTGCCGGACAGCCAGCCAATTCTAGTTCCTTACGAACCCCTGCCCGACAAGCCACTGCTTGAATGCTTCAGCATCGTGCCAGAGCACATTGTCAGCCATGGTGGAAAACAACTGACGGGCTGGGCCATCTGGGAAACGCCTGGCATCTTCATCGAGGCAGAGTTCCACGCCGTCTGGCAGGATAACGAAGGGCGGCTCCACGACCTCACTCCACGCCCCGCCCACCTTGATCACATCATCTTCCTTCCCGACCCTGGCCGTGAATATACAGGCCGACAGGTCGATAACATCCGTCGCGCGCTGATGGACGACTTGGATGTAATCCGCTTCCTCCATCTCTTCAAAAGGCGCTTCGAGATACTGAACAAGGGCGATCTGGCCGACCAGTACGGTGAAATCGAGCTGCCGCCCAGGGCTGCCAAGGAATACAGGAAGCTGGAGAAGGAGATGGCGCAGCTTAACCTTCGGCTGAGTAGGCGCTACCCATGAAGCGCCGACTCCACGGGCCTTGTGGAGAAATGTCTTCGGCCCTGCTGCTGCTTTCATGCTGCCCATCCTGAACACCCTCTAGCTGAACAACGCATCAATCAAGCCCGGCCCAGCGCCGGGCTTTTTGTTGCCGCCTGAAAATAATACGGCAATTCCATAAAAAATATAGGAAGTCCTATTGACCTATAAAATAGGCTTACCTATATTGAGCACCAAGGCCAAGCAAAACCGGCCACCGCTCTTTAGACAACCTGACGTGAACCAGCGGACTTACCGGGCCATGACCCGGTGGTGATCAAGCTAAACAGCCCGCCCATGCCAGCTCTGGAACTGGCCGGCCCTCCATATCGAGGGACGCGATGTTGTGCAGCCACCCGATGCGACGCCAGTTGCGGCAACGGGCAGTGGTGGGGAAACCCGGCAGACGCGCAACGAGATCGAACTAACAAGGATTCCTTGACAGTTCAGCCCAGCCCACCGTGGCCAGTAACGGAGGCCAGAAACACGCAAGACCGATGAATTACTGGAGCCACTTCTTGCGAGGTGGCTCTGGAATCAACCGGGAGGAATTACGATGGCCCAGTTCAACATCGACGCACACCTGAGTGACGGCAAGAAGCTCCAGTGGCTGGCCATCGCAGATGAAGGCGAAAGCCTGCAATCGGTAGCCGATCAGGTGAAGCGCGCAGCCAGCAAGAAGTTCGGCCCTGCCGTTTTGCTCAAGCGCTGGGGCGTGATGCGAGCCAGCAACGGCTGCATCACGGTTCGCATGTTTGCCTAACGCCTGAGCTAAGCGGCGCCGCCCGACACAGCACCAGATAGGAGAGATGACGATGGGGTATCCGCTTGACCGAATTGTTATGCGCCTACGGCTTGCCATTGTGCGAGCTGTTTGCAGGGCGCTGCTGCCGAGGGATGTATGGGTAGGTAAGCATTTTGGAGCCTACACCCAGCGATGGGGCATTTTGCTCGGCAGGCTAGACAGCCGTGGAGTTTTGCAAGGCGTCACTGATCGCGATGTTTGCCTAACACCCCGCCCTCTCGCGGGGCGCCGGTAGCCCGGTGAACGAATCCACATATCGAGGAACGATCATGCTCAACATCAACGAAGAAGACCTGAAAGCAGCCATTGTCGATAAGGCCGCCAATGAAATCCTGCGCTACGACGACGACCTATCCAGCATGGTTAGGGCCGAGGTCAAGGAGCGCCTGGATAAGATTTTCGCAGAGCGAGTCAACGCACAAATTCATCAGCAGATTGATGAAGCGGTACTCAATCTGTTCAACCACGAATATCAGCGCGTAACCGCATGGGGGCAGCCGGAAGGCGAGCCAACAACGATGCGCAAAGAGCTTGAGAAGACAGTAACCAATTACTGGTCTGCGAAAGTCGATGCTCGCACAGGGAAAGCGGACGGCGGCTACAACTCCGTATCGCGGGCCGAGTACCTGATGACGCAAATCTGCGCCGAGGACTTCACGGCGCACTTTAGAGGTGCAGCCGTAAATGTTACCGCCACGCTTAAGGACGGCATGCGCAACCAAATGGCAAAGGTAATGGATCAGATCCTTTCCGAGCTTTTCCATGTCAAAAGCCTGCAAGACCAGGGCAAGGCTCCTAAACCGTACTGATCAGATGCCGACCTGCACGGCGCCGAATGCAGGCCGTCCACCTGTGAGGGCGGATCGGAGAGTGATCGGAGCGTGGGCAAGTGCCCCGCAACGCTTGGAGCAGCAAAGCCCTGTGAATCTCCTGAGCCGGTATGAGCAAGACGGCCAAGACCAGAAACGAGCGGCAGGACGTAAGCCTGGGTAACGCCAGGGTGCTTCGATCACTCTCCGATGCGCTCCCCGTATCAACTCCTTCTCAGCATTCTCCACGCACACATAGCGAGTATTGATCATGTCTGAAATTGGATATTGCGACGGCGATACGTGCCATCGCGACGGCTGCACTGGCGAGATCCAGATGCGCGACCCGGACAACTGCAGCTGCCACCTGAGCGCGCCTTGCGGCGCATGCACAGCGCCTCGTTGCTACTGCGACAGCTGCGGATGGGACGAGGCCGACGAGCCGAGGGCGGATCGTAGAGTGATCTGGCGCGAAAGCAGCGGGCCTGGACGCTCGGCAAAGGGCCAAAAACCAGGCTGACACCGACGCCGGCCAGATCACTCCCCGATGCGTTCCCCGCATCAACTCCTTCATCAGCACCTGCCCCGCTCTCACCGGGGCTCTTTTTCTCCCCGCATCCATACGCCGCCGCCTTCTAGTCAGGGCGGCGACCTATGCACGCGAACAGCGAGGACGCAGACATGAGCAAGGCAGTTTGCATTGAGCAGTACGAGCTTGAAATTGAAATCACCAGCTGCGTATCGGTGGCGCCGAACCACAACTGCCGCGATAGCGACTGGGACTACTACGGCTACCGGGAAATGGAGTTTGAGGTGGTGTCCGGCGTCGAGTACGACGAGGACGGCAACGAAACGGAGCTGGGCCGTAACGGCTGCGCAGCAGTGGCTGAGCGGTACGCCGAGGAAATCGAGCAAAAGCTGTGGGATCAACTGGCTGACGAGGCCGATGACAGCGACTACTACGACAGTCGCGACTATGACTGGGAGGCAGCATGAACACTGTAACCACCGAGAAAGAAATGTTCCTTCACATCAAGGCAGACGGCAGCCGCGCGCTGTATGACTGCGACCTCAGCGAGTGGTCGGAGAATTTCGGCGTGGCCATCGGCAAGGTCGTCTGCTCGATCACCTACGAGGACATTGAGGGCGCCGACCCGCGCGGCGTGCTGATTGGCAAGCTCGAAGAGCAGATCGCCAAAGAGCGCGCCGACTCTCAGCGCAAGGTCAACCACCTGCTCGACCAGATCAGCAAGCTGCAGTGCCTGGAGTACCAGCCCGAGCCTGGCCATGCCGGGTAGCGGCTCGGAAAAGCGCGCGCACGCTCAAGCCAAGCGCTGCGCGCGGTTACGCAAAGACGGCATGTCACTGCAAACCATCGCCGATCTGGTCGGCATTCGCAAGGATCAGGTGCCCGCCCGCATCAAGCTCGGCGAGCGCCTGTCGTCACTGGAGACAGACACATGAACAAGCCCCAAGAGTTCGCCGGCAAGACCATTGCCGAAGCCCGCGCCCTGGCCGCCCGCTACGGCTACACCGCTGGCGGTTTCACCTACATCAGCGGCGCGCTGTGCGTGATCCGCTTCGAGAAAGCCGCGTAACCAACGAGCGCGGCCCCCGGCATGGAAACGGGGCGTCTGGCCCGCGTTAAGGGCTCCCCTATCACTCCAACTATCTGCGCCAGGCGCGGAAAGGAATTGTCATGACTGACCTGACTATCAACGCGCCTTCGTTCAGCCTGGCGCCAAAGTCGCTGGATGAAGCGCTCAAGTTCGCAGACGTGCTGGCCAAGTCCAGCATTGTGCCAAAAGACTTTAACGGCAATCCGGGCAACATCCTGGTTGCTATCCAGTGGGGCATGGAGCTTGGCCTGCAGCCCATGCAGGCCATGCAAAACATCGCAGTCATTAACGGGCGTCCTTCGCTGTGGGGTGACGCAGTGATTGCCCTGGTGCGCGGCTCGCCGCTGTGCGAGTCGATCATCGAGAGCATCGACGGCGACACGGCCACCTGCCGCGTCAAGCGCCGTGGCGAGCCAGAGCAGTCGCGCAGCTTCTCCATGGCTGACGCCAAGGCGGCCGGCTTGTCTGGTAAGGCGGGCCCATGGACGCAGTACCCCAAGCGCATGCTGCAGATGCGCGCCCGCGCCTTCGCCCTGCGCGACGTTTTCCCTGACGTGCTGCGCGGCATGCCGATTGCCGAAGAGGTTATGGACATGGGCGAGCGTGACGTGACGCCCAGTCAGCCGCGTGCCCAGTCCGAGCCGCAAGCCCTGCCCGCCTACACCGACGAGCAGCTGGCCGAGAACATGCCCAAGTGGCAGGCGGCCATGGATGCGGGCCGCACATCGCCCGGTCACATCATCGCCAACATCCGCAGCAAGTACGTCATCAGCGCCGAGCAGATCGAGCGCATCAATCAGATGGCCCCCATCGAGGGCGAGTGCGCAGGACAAGGCGAATGAGCAGGGAGGCTGTGCACCCTGGAGTTCGCTTCCATGGCCGAATGGGGAAGTGGCAAGCAACCATCACTAGCGGTGGAGAGCGGATGCACCTTGGCTCTTTCGATACTTATGAGGCGGCCAGGGCAGCGAGAGTCGAAGCGGAGCTTGCTTACAAGGTTTGCAGGCAGTTCCCTAAGGACCACCGCTTTTCGCCGGATGACTGGCGCTATCTGTTCGTTTACGACGAGATCCATGGCCGGCTTATCAATGCCGTAGACAGACCAAATGGCGCCACCGCAGGGATGTTCGCCGACGAAAGTATTTCCAATGGATATCGGATCGTGACCGTCCACGGAAAGCACATTCGCGCTCACAGGATCATCTGGGAGCACTGCAATGAGCGGATACCGTGCGGCTTGGAAATCGACCACAGAAATAGGAATCGCGCCGATAACCGCATCCACAACCTGCGGCTAGTTGACAGTCACGGCAACAACCTAAACCTCAGCCCAAGGGCAAATAACAGCGGCGTAACTGGTGTCGTCTTCAGCAAGAAAGACCGACGGTGGAAAGCCCAGATCGGCTTCAAGGGAAAGCAAATTTACCTAGGCCAGTTCACAGACAAATCAACCGCCATCGCTGCGCGCAAACAAGCAGAGCAGGAATATGGCTTTGGAGCATGACATTGAAAATTTTGAACATTCAGCAGGGTAGTCCCGAGTGGCGCTCAGCCCGCGCAAATCATTTCTGTGCATCAGAAGCCCCCGGCATGATGGGCGCATCGAAGTACCAGACCCGTACCGAACTGCTGGCCGCGAAGAAATCCGGCATCGCTCCGGAGGTCACCAGTTCTCAACAGTTCATCTTCGACAAAGGCCATGCCGCCGAGGCCGGTGCGCGGCCAATCGCTGAAGAGCAGATCGGCGAAGAGCTGTACCCGATTGTCTGCACCGAGGGCAATCTTCTGGCCTCGCTGGATGGCGCCACCATGCTTGGCGACACCATCTTCGAGCATAAGCTGTGGAACGAGTCGCTGGCCGCCCAGGTGCGCACTGGCGACTTGGAGCCGCACTATTACTGGCAGCTGGAGCAGCAACTGCTGGTCAGCGGCGCGGAGAAGGCAATCTTCGTGTGCTCCGATGGCACTCGGGACAACTTCGTCAGCATGGAGTACAGATCGGTGCCTGGCCGGGCCGAACAGCTGCTGGCGGGCTGGAAGCAATTTGAGCAAGACCTGGCCGAGTTTGTGCCGGCCGAAAGCGCGCCCATGGTGATCGGAAAGGCGCCTGACGAACTGCCGGCACTGCGCATTGAGCTGACCGGCAACGTAACCGGCAGCAACCTGAAGGCCTTCGAGGAATCAGCCCTGGCGGTGATCGGCGCGGTGAAAACCAACCTGACCACCGACCAGGACTTTGCCGACGCCAAAAAGGCTGTGAAGTGGTGCGGTGACGTGGAGGCAGCCGTGGCCGCTGCCAAGAAGCAAGCCCTGAGCCAGACGCAAAGCATCGACGAACTGTTCCGCTCGCTGGATCGCATCAGCGCCAACGCCCGCGAAACCCGCCTCAAGGTGGACAAGCTGGTCAAGGCTCAGGAGCTGTCGATCAAGACCGAGATAAAGCAGGCCGGCGAAACCGCACTGGCTGAGCATATCGCCACGATCAACAAGCGCCTGGGTAGCGTGCAGCTGCCTCCCATTGCCGCCGACTTTGCCGGCGTGATGAAGGGCAAAAGCAAGCTGGACAACATGCGTGACGCAATTGCCACCGAACTGGCACGCGCCAAGATCGAGGCCAACGCCATCGCCGAGGTCATCGAGGTCAACCTGGCCACGCTGCGCGAGCTGGCTGATAACCACCGCTTCCTGTTTGGTGACCGCCAACAGCTGGTGCTCAAGGCCAATGACGACCTGATTGCGGTGATCAAGTCGCGCATCAGCGAGCATGAGGCTGAGCAGGCCAAGAAGCTGGAGGCTCAGCGCGAGCAGATCCGCCTGGAGGAACAGGCAAAGCTGCAGCGCGAAGCGGACGAGGCCCGCCGCAAGAAGGAAGAGCAAGACCGCTTGGCTGAACAACAGGCTGAGGCTGGTATCGACTTGGTTGATCCTGCGGCAACTGACCCGCAGCGGGCGCTAGCTGTCGAGCTGGCGGGTGACCTGGTTCAGATTGGCAAAGAGCTTTCCAAGGCGGAAAAGGCAAAGCCAAAAAGCAGCCGCCCTTCTGACGATGAAATCTTGGGCGTGCTGGCCATGCACTACCGCGTCCATGAGTCGAAGGTCATCGAGTGGATCATCACTATGGATATGGATGGCGCCAGCCGGCGCATGATGGAGGCAATGTAAATGAGTAACCTCAACCGCTGGGAAGGCATCGGCCGCCTAGGGCAAGACATTGAAATGCGCTACATGCCGAACGGCAACGCCGTGGCGAATTTCAGCATCGCCGTAGACGACAGCTACAAGGACAAGCAGACCGGCCAGAAGGTTGAACAAACCGAGTGGGTGCGCTGCGTGGCCTTCGGCAAGTCGGCTGAGTTCCTGGGCGAGTGGCTGCGCAAAGGCGCGCGCCTGTACGCCAGCGGCAAGCTCAAAACCCGCGAGTACGAGAAGGACGGGATCAAGCGCTACGTCACCGAGATTCACCTGGGCCAGGGCACGGAGATTATCGACTGGCCGCCGAAAGATGGGCAGCAGCGCCAAAGCCACCCGCAGGAAAGCGCCGCGCGCCAGCCGGCCCCGCGCACGCAGCAGCAGTCGCGCCCGCAACAGCAGCAACCGGCTCCCGACTACGACAGCTTCGACGAAGAAATTCCGTTTGCCGACCCGTACCGGGGCACTCGCTGCCTGATCATCTGACCATCACCAAGGGCGCAAAAAAGCGCCCTTTTCTTTGCGAGGCATCCCATGCCGTTTATGACCACCGCCGAACTGCAGAGCCACCACCGCCACCTGCTCAACTCACTGGCCCTGCTCGACAAAGCCGAGCCAGGCTGGAGCAAGGCTGACCGCGAGCGCGCCATTGCCACCCGCCGCAACCTGCAGAAAGAACTGGCCCGGGTTGAGGGCGACCTGCACATGGCCGGCGCCCGCGCCGCCTCTGCCTAATTCATTTCCAGACAAGGAACCACCATGCGCCTGATCAAAAACGCAATCGTTTACCGTGCCAGCCTGCCGGATGCTAAAGCCCTAGCCATGCACCTGGCAGAAAAGCCGTTTACCCCGGTGCTGGAGTCGCACCAATCGTCGTGCGGCTTTATCCAGCACCCGACCACCAAGGAGCTGGTGAGCTAGTTCCCAGGCGGCTACGCATTCCGCATGCGCCTGGATGCAAAGCCCATCAGCAAGCGGGCCATTGATCTTGCAACCTGGGAGAAAGTGCAGGCCCAGCAGGAAGAGCTGGGCCGGGAACTGGTGCGCGAGGAAGTCGATGCCATCAAGGTGGCGCTGGTAGAAGAGGCGGTAAAAACCACGCTGCCAGAGCGCGCCGAGCTGGATGCTTACTACCACATCGAGAGCCGCACGCTGCTGGTTCCGACCACTAGCAAGGACATGGCGAGCCGCATGCTTTTTATGCTGATCGAGGCCTGTGGCGCAGTGGAAACCAGCACGATCCACGTCAGCAACATCAAGGGCGGCCTGACCACCCGCCTGCAGGATTATTTCGGCAACGACAACAGCGAGGCCTTCGACGGCTTCAAACTGGGCGATTCCGTGGTGATGAAAGGCTCGCAGGGTCGGGCCAGCTTCGACCTGGACAACCTGGACCATGCCCGCGCCGGCTTGCTGGAGGCGCTCAAGGCTGAAATGCAGGCCGAGCGCCTGGAGTTGTGCCACGCCGACACGGTGAACTTCAAGCTGACCAAGGACTTTCACCTGCGCGGCATATCGTTCATCGCGGACGAGTCGGCAGAAGAGGTGGATATCGAAGACGCCACAGAGCTGTGGCAACACCACGCCGGCATGCAGGTACTGCTTCTGGTCGCCACTGTGCAGGCGCTGTGTGATCTGTTCGGCTACCAGGAGAAAGATGCCGAGCAGCAGGCCTTGATCGGCTTCGACCCTGCCAAGCCTGGATCGGACACCACCGTTGTTATCACGCCGGCTGAAGATTCGCTGGATGACGCGCTCTATACCGATGCCGTCGCCTTCGTGCGCGAGTCAGGGCGCGCCAGCATCAGCGCCGTCCAGAGCAAGCTCAAGATCGGCTACAACCGCGCCGCTCGCATGATCGAGGAAATGGAGCGCCAGGGCATCGTCACGCCGATTGCATCTGACGGCAGCCGCTCCGTGATCTGACCACCCAGCCCGGCCGCCATCCTTGCCCGATGCGCGGCCGGCGGGTGATCCGAGTATCAGCCCCATCCATCAGGAGTACGTCCAGTGAACTTCCCCGAGAACACCGAAGAGTTCCAGCGTGGCTTTGCCGACTACTCGGCAGGGCTGGGCCGGGATGCCTGCCCATATCGATCCATCCGCCAGCGCTCGCTGTGGCACTGCGGCTGGCACGCAGCAGATCAGGAGTTGAGCCAATGAGCATGAAAGAAGAGTTCACCGCCATCGACATGGCCACGGCTGCGGCCGATGGGTTTCGGGCCGGGCAAAGGGCCGCGCAATCTGCGGGGGTGCCGGATGGCGAACGCCTTGCCGAGCTGTTGGAGTCGGTAAGGCTGGGCGATGACGAAGCCAAGCCGCACGGCTCTGGCGCGACATACTGGAACAACGCAGTGCTCGCGTGTCAGGTCGCAATTCGTGACGCGCTCGCCGCCGCCCCAACCGTCAAGGCTGAGCAGGCG